ACGAGCCTGATAGTCAAAAAATTTGGGTGACCCAATTGTTGGACGGCACTTCAATTGACCCGTTGGACTTTGCCAGCGCCGAAGGTTCGCCTGATGGCGTAGTAGGCGTTATTTCCGACCACCGCGAACTATGGGTCTTTGGCACAGATTCAGTAGAAGTCTGGTACGACTCAGGCGCTGCTGATTTCCCTTTACAACGCATCCAAGGCGCGTTTAACGAAATTGGTTGTGTGGCTGCGTTCTCAATCGCCAAGCTGGATAACGGTCTGTTTTGGCTGGGCACTGACGCTCGGGGGCAAGGTATTGTCTACCGCGCCAACGGTTATACCGGCGTTAGGGTTTCTACCCATGCCATTGAGTACGCCATTGCCCAATACGGCAACATTGCGGACGCCATTGCGTACACATACCAACAAGAAGGCCATGCTTTCTATGTGCTGACGTTTCCCACCGGCAACGCCACTTGGGTTTACGATGTGTCCACTCAAGTCTGGCATGAACGCGCCGGTTTTTACAACGGCAACTTTATGCGGCACCGCAGCAATTGCCAGTGCAACTTTGGCGGCAACATTCTTGTTGGCGACTTTGAGAACGGCAACATCTATCGGTTTGATTTAGATGTGTACGCTGACAACGGGGGCATCCAAAAGTGGTTGCGTTCATGGAGGGCGCTGCCGACCGGCCAGAACAATCTTAAGCGCACGGCGCACCACAGCTTGCAGTTGGACTGCGAAACAGGCGTTGGCATAAATGGGTTTTTGCCAATGGAAACTATTTATTTGACAACTGAAAATGACAATTATTTAGTTACTGAGTCTAACGATTATTTAATTACAGACCAAATTGCAACGCAAGGTAGCGACCCACAAGTAATGTTGCGCTGGTCAGATGACGGCGGTCATACCTGGAGCAACGAGCATTGGTCGCCAATCGGCAAAATTGGTGCGTATGGTCACCGAACTTTTTGGCGTCGGCTGGGCATGACGTTAAAGCTGCGCGACAGGGTGTATGAACTGTCCGGCACCGACCCCAACAAGATAGCCATCATGGGCGCTGAATTGATACTTAGCCCAACCAACGCTTAACATGGCTACAGGCAACGAAACCAATATTACGCCCCCACGGGTGTCAATTATTGACGAGCGCACGGGCGCAGTCTCGCGGGAGTGGTATCGTTGGTTTTATAGCCTGTTCACCACTCTTGGCTCGGGCACAGGAATTATCCCCGTTGATTCTGGCGGCACAGGTCTAGGCACAATCCCGACCAACGGTCAACTGCTGATTGGTAACGGCACGGGCTACACGCTTAACACGCTGGGTTACGGCGCAGGCATCTCGGTTACTAACGGCGCGGGCACTATTACTGTTGCCAATACGGGCGTTTTGTCCAATCTTGCGGGCGCGGGCATCTCGGTGTCTAGCGCAACCGGCAACGTCACGATTGCCAATACCGGCGTTTTAAGCTGGTCTGGCGGCAGTACGGGCCTTACCCCCGCCACGGCCACTACAGGCGCAATTACGCTTGCGGGAACGCTTGCAATCGCTAACGGCGGTACTAATGGCGCAGCCGCTCCCACGGCGGGCGCAGTTGCCTATGGCACGGGCACGGCTTACGGCTTTACTTCAGCGGGTACGTCAGGCTACTTTCTTAAGTCCCAGGGTGCTGGCATTCCAATTTGGAGCAACAGCATTGGCGGGTACATTGTTGATGGCACTACGCCGTACTTGGATTGGGGCAATGGTTCGGCGGTAACCTTGGCTGCTGGCCGTATGTGGTACGACGGCTCCACGGGCGCATGGAACTTGGGCATGGGCAACGGCAACATTACCCAGCAAGTGGGTGAAGAGATTTTTGTCTATGGCAAAGCCTCTGCGGCCATCACAGACTCACCCCTGCAAATTGTTTATCACACCGGCACGGTGGGCGCCAGCGGCGTCATTACGTTTGCGCCTACTATCGCGGGCATTACAGATGTCAATTCAATTGTCGGCGTAGCCACTGAATCCTTGGCGCTTAATGGTTTTGGGCGTGTCACATCGTTTGGTGTGGTGCGCGGCGTCACAACCAACGGCACCGCTTTTGGTGAGGTTTGGGCCGATGATGACCCAATCTGGTACAACCCCGTTACCGGCAAACCCACCAAAGTTGAACCTGTTGCACCTTACATCAAAGTGCAAGTCGGCCTTGTAATTAAAGCGGGCGCTGGCGGCTCTGGGTCTTTTCAGGTTGGAATTGCCCGTGGATCAAAACTTGGCGGCACTGACTCTAATGTGCAGTTTGGCGCTTTATCCAATAATGACCTGATTGCCTACGACGCTGCGCTAGGGTATTGGAAAAACATCCCCGGCACCACTTTTGGCACAGGCACGGTCACAAGCGTGTCGGTTGTCTCAGCCAATGGTTTTGCCGGTACGGTGGCTACGGCCACCACCACGCCAGCCATTACCCTGACAACCACTGTCACCGGCTTGCTCAAAGGCAACGGCACGGCCATTTCGGCTGCGGTGGCGAACACGGACTATGTACCGTTGTCCACGGTCATAACCAAAACGGCTGACTACACCATTACAGGCACCGACACTTGGATCATCAACAACAAGACCGGCTCGGCCTTGACGCTGACGTTCCCTGCGGCCTCAAGCTGGGCGGGCCGGTACATCACGGTCAAGAATATGCAGGCCCAAGCGGTTAACTCGGCGTCTAGCAACATTGTGCCGATTGACAGCACAACTGCCGGTACGGCGGTCTTGCTGGGTGTGGCGGGGAATTGGGCGACAATGGTGTCAGACGGCACCAATTGGATTATTATGCAGGCTGCGTCTAACAACAACCTGTTGCTGGAGTAACTGATGGGTAATCTGCAAATAGATATGCGCCAAAAGGTTGAGGCTTTGCAAATTGAAGTTGCCAAACATGAGCAGTATGAAGCGCCTACGGAGCATTTGTTTCACGGCGGTATGTACTGCCGTCAAGTTTGGCGTCCGGCGGGGTGTTTAATAGTTGGCAAAGTCCACAAAAAAGAACACTTTTACATGGTTGTTTTTGGAACGGTTGCGGTTACTACGGATGAAGGCGTCAAGCTGATTACAGGGCCGCAAGTAATATGCAGCAACCCTGGAACAAAACGAGCAGTTTATGCCGAAACAGATGCGTTGTGCATGACGTTTCACAGAGTTGAATCAGATACGGTTGAAGATGTGGAATCCGAATTAGTTGAGGACGATCCACGCGCTATGTTTGGTATCGGTAACAAGATAAAAAATCAATCACTTGAGGTGTCAATATGAGTTTTATAACAGCAGCAATGATTGGGGCGGGTGGCGCCCTCCTTGGCGGTGTAATCGCATCTTCTGGCGCAAAAAGCGCCGCCAGCACTCAAGCAGACGCCGCCAACCGTGCGGCTGACCTTCAAAAGCAAATGTTTGATCAGCAAATGGCAGGGCAAGAACCCTATCGCCAAGCCGGCCTAACAGGTCAAAACCGGCTGATGGAATTGCTGGGGCTTGGCGGCAACGCTGGCGCTGCCGGGTACGGCAAATACGGCAAAGACTTTGCCATGTCAGACTACCAAGCAGACCCAGGCTACGCATTTCGATTGGGCGAAGGCCAGAAAGCACTTGAGCGGTCTGCGGCTGCTCGAGGTGGTTTGATCTCCGGTGGCGCTTTAAAAGCCGCAACTCGCTACGGCCAAGATATGGGTTCGCAAGAGTATCAAAACGCCTTTAATCGTTACCAGACAAACCGTTCAAACCAACTTCAACCTTTGGGCAACTTGATGTCTATGGGGCAATCTGCGGCGTCTAACCAAGGTACGGCTGCGGGGAATTACGGCACCAATGCTGGACAAGCGTACATGGCTGCGGGTCAAGCTGCTGGGGCTGGACAACTAGGTATGGCAAATACTTTGGCGGGAGGCCTTCAAACGGCTGCAAGTTCATATCAGAATCAAAACAATTTTAATGATTGGTTAGCTAAACAGCCAAATTACAACGTTCAAACTACGCCACAAACTAGTTATAACCCTCAATATTTGCCACCGCAATATTACAGCTCTATGCCAGCAGGAGTACGCTAATCATGGCCGATCTAAACGCACTTATTGCACAAGGCTACCAATTTCAACCGGCGGTTGACCCGTTTGTTCAATACGGGAAAATGCAGCAATTGCAAAATGCCGGTATGCAAAATCAATTGGCTCAATACCAATTTGAGGCTGCTAAACGTGCTGATCTTCAAGCCAATGCGCTTAATCAAGCGTATGGAAATGCAGTAAATCCAGATACAGGTGAAATTGATTATGCACAAGTGCGTAAATCTTTGGCAACTGGCGGCGCTGGTTCGCAAATTCCTGCGTTGGAAAAAACACGTTTAGAACAAGCTACGGCAGCACTTACGCAACAAAAGTTAGCCGGTGAAGTAGCAGCGCAACCTGAAGCATTAAAAAAACTAAAAGGTGAAATTGCAGCTCAAAACCCAGCTTTGGCGCTTAAAAAAATAGAATTGTTTAAATTTCAAATGGATCAATCAAAAAAAAGGTTGAACGAAATTAATCCCAATAGCCCAGATGCTGGTAATCAACTTATGGCGTGGCATCAAAGCAATCATGCACCTGGCGTACTAGGTGATACGCTTCGTGAGCAAGGTTCTACGCCAGAAAAAACAATTGGCGATATTCAAGCTGCCGTTGCTGGTGGTCCTGCAGCAATTGCTCAATTCATAGAACGTTCCATGATTGGGCAAACAGAATTTGCTAAAAAAATAGCGCCAATTCCAGAAAAAACGACAGATGGAAAAACTGAGTTTTTTGTAGATAAAAACCAATTTAGCCCTACGTTTGGCATGAAGATTGGCGGCGCAGGCTTTGCTAAGCAAATAACGCCAGGTGAGCAATTAACGGCAGACACTGCGGGTAAACGTCTTACATTTGAACAAAACAAATTTGCATGGGAAAAAGCTAATTCTGGCAAAACAATTAAAGAAGTGTCACAAGCAGACGGCTCCACACAAATTTTTGCAATTGATAATCGCACTGGTACGGCAACCCCAGTAATGATAGCTGGCGCACCAGGTGCAGCACCATCCGGTGGAGGCCGCGGCGCCGTGGGCGTTACTGATGGCCGAGTTGGGCCTGCAACGCCGTTGGTGGGTGCTGCCAATAAACCAATGACTGAATCCCAAGGCAATGCAACTGCATTTGGCATGAGGATGAAAGACTCTCACGCTGCACTTAAAGACCTTGAAAACAAAGGAGTAAAAAACACTGGCGTTATAGGCGGCACGGTTGGCGGTGTAGTTGGTTTAGTTCCTTTTGTTGGCGATAAATTAGCCGCTGGTGTTGACAATATCTATAACGTCTTGCCACAAGTTTTAGGTGGTTATAGCCCAGAGCAACAACAAGTATTAAACGGACGTATTAACTTTGTTACGGCATTACTAAGAAAAGAATCTGGTGCTGCTATTTCTCCAAATGAATTTTCAACTGCCGAAAAATTGTATTTCCCACGGCCTGGTGATGATGCGTCTGTAGTCAAGCAAAAGCAAAATGCGCGTGAGTTGGCCATTAAGGCAATGAAAGTTCAAGCAGGCCCAGGCGCTAAAGCAATTGAAGAAACTTCGGCTGGCGGCGGTGAATGGAGGGTTATTCCATAATGGCAACTCAAATCTACAAGGTACGCGACCCTAGCGGTGTTATTCGCAAGATTGAAGGGCCAGCGGGTGCAACCGATGATCAAGTCATTGCAAAAGCTAAAGAGTTATTTGCGCCAGCAGAATCTGTTGCCGCGCCAGAACGATCTTTATATGAAAAGATTATGGGCAATGTTGAAACAATACCAGCAATGGCCTCGGGTCTTGCTGCTGGTGTTGTTGCTCCCATTGCTGGCGTTGCTAGTGCATTAACTAGCGGTAATTTTGGTACGCAACAAGGCATCCAAGCTGGTGAACAAACGGCTCGAAACGTACAGGAGGCAATGACCTATCAGCCTCGCACGCCGGAAGCGCAACGCAATGTCCAAGCTGTAGGTGATGTCCTTAGCAACGTAATTGGAATTGCGCCTACTAATTTGTTGGCTTCAGCAGGCGCTTTGGCAAAACCAAGCCTTAACCAGCTTGCCCCTGTAGTGGCGCCAGTAACAGTTCCGATAAAGAATGCAATGGTTAGCGCAATGCAACGTGAGCCTGCTGCCGTCATGCCTGGCATGGGCGCTGCTGAAGTGGCTGCCGCTACGATGCGTCAAGAACGCGCTCAACGCTTTGGCGTCCCATTGACAAAAGGCGAACAAATGCCAGGGCTTGGATTGCAACAATTTGAGTCAGACATTGTTAAGCAAAACCCAGAAATTGGAAAACCACTTCTTGAATTAAAAGCAACTCAGAAAAAAGCTATTGTTGATCAATTTGAAAAGTTGGCCGGCGAAACTGGAGCTGAGTTTGCTGATCCAACGGCTTACAAGAAAGTTGGCAGCATTGTTGATCAAGCTTTGGTTAATGAATTTGATAAAAAATTTAAAAATTACAAAGCAAAATATCAAGCCGCAGACGTTGCTGGTGAGACATTGCAAGAAGTGCCATATCAAGGCTTGGTTGATTACATCAACAAACAAACGCCTACAACTAGAACATCATTAGCACCAATTTTGCAAGATACATTGGAGCAATTAAAACTTAACGATCCTAATGGAACAGGCACAATTTCTATTCGTGCGCTTGAAGATGTGTATCAAAACATTGGCAAAAAAGCGCAACCTGGAACGCCAAATTCTACTTACGGTAGAGATTTAAAAGGGCTAATTGATCAGACTACCGAAGGCGCTGGTGGTGATTTATATCGTGATGCCAGAGCGGCACGCAAACAACTTGCTACTGATTTTGAAAACAACTATAGAGTAGCTAAATTGCTTGGCACAAAAGGCGGCTACGCTGATCGAGCCGTTGCTCTAAGTGATGTATTTGATCACGTTGTTTTAGATGGCAGCTTAGAAGAAATGCGGACTGTTACCAAGCTATTGAAAAAAGGTGGCCCAGAAGGGCAGCAGGCTTATGCAGAATTGCAAGGCCAAACAATCCAGCATCTTAAAGATCAAATGACTAAAAACGCAAGTGGTGAATTGTCATTTGCAAAGTTAAAGACGGCTATTGATTCTTTGGATCGTGAGGGCAAGCTGGAATATATGTTTGGTAAAACAGGCCGCAATACTTTGCTTGATCTGAAAAGCACGGTGCAAGATGCTTTAGTCAAAGACCCAAGGGCAGTCAATTGGTCTAATACCGGCAATGTTGTTTTGCGCGGATTGGATGCTTTAGCAGCGATCAGATTCCCTGGTGCAAAAACAGCAGCGGAAATTGCCCAAAACGTCGCCCTTAAAAAGAAGGTTGCCGAGTCAGTTAACTTTAACGCTTTGGCTCCCAGCAAAGCATCAGCAAACGCATTGGCACCATAATGGATCAGCAAACAATCAACCTTATCCTGGGCGCGTGCATGGCCGTGGCCGGATGGTTTGCGCGTGAGCTGTGGACAGCAGTGCAAGACCTTAAAAACGACTTGTCCAAGCTGCCAACAATTTATGTTGCCCGTCAAGACTACAAAGACGATATGCGGGAAGTCAAAGAAATGCTAGGCAAGATTTTTGACAAACTGGATCACAAAGTAGACAAATGATTGACCCTGTAACCGCCTTTGCGACTGCCCAGGCCGCAATAAAGGGGGTACAGGCAGCAATCAAAATGGGTAAAGACATCCACGCCATTGGCGCGGAAGCAATGAAGTTTTTTGAGGCCAAGGATGTTGTCCAAAAAGCAGCAGCCAAGCCTAAATTTGCCAAGTCTGACACGGCTGCCGCATTTGAGATTGTCATGCAGGCCAAACAGCTTGCAGATGCCGAGCGGGAACTGAACAACTATATGGTCATGTCGGGTAACGCCGACCTCTGGCAGCAGCTTCTGATGGAGCGCAACAGGATCATCCAACAACGCAAGGTTGAGGAAATACTGGCAGAAAACCATGCCAAGAAGCGCAGGGAAGAGATTGATGACTTAATAACGTGGCTGATAGCCGGGGCGCTAATAATCCTGCTGTTGGGCCTTTGTATTTGGTGGGCAACACTTTTGATGGGGAAGTAAATGAGTGAGGAAAAAATTCAGAACATGGAAGCCAAAGGGCAACTGATTGAAAAGATCACGTTTGCTTTATTGCCATTGTTATTCTCCTGCGTGGTTTACTTGATGTCGGCCTTATCAAATTTGGCCCATGAAGTCACCATCTTAAACAGTAAGATCAGTTTGGTCGTTACCAGCGACAACAAGCAAGCAAGTAACACGGGGGCAGAGCTTGCACGAGAAAAGCTACGCCAAGACTTGGAAGAAGAAATCCAACGTAACCGCGATCAAATTGCAGAGAACAGGATGCACATTGCAATCCTTGAAGAAAAAACCCCAGTAAACAACAAAATCAAATCCCTGACCGGGAAGGACTAACCCATGCTGACTATCCTATCCACACTGATCTCCTTCCTGATGGGCGGCTTGCCCAAGCTGCTGGATTTCTTCCAAGACCGGGCGGACAAGAAGCACGAACTGGCGCTGGCCCAGATGCAGATTGAGCGCGAACTGGAGCTACGCAAGGCGGGCTTTGAAGCACAGGAGCGCATAGAGCAGATACACAGCGCCCAGCTAGAAATGGAAACCAAGGCCAAGTCAGAAGAAAATTTGGTCAATGCCCAGACGGCTGAAATGAGCGCAATCTACAAGCACGATGAATCCCTCAATGACGGCACCAGCCAATGGATGAAGAACCTGCGTGCAGGTGTGCGTAGCTTTATCACTTTGGGCTTTTTCCTCCTGCTGGTGTTTGTGGATGTTGGCTTGTTTATCTACGGCTACAACCACGGCGTAGAGTTTCCCCAGTTGGCTGAAAAACTCTGGAACAGCAATACCCAAGCCTTGTTTGCCAGCATCATTGCATTCCATTTTGGGGGCCGAGCCTTTGGGAAATGATCTGGACTCTTGTGCTGCTTACAGGTATTAACATGAACAGTATCCTTGTTGTTGGCTACTTTGAGGCGGAGTCTGCTTGTCAAAAAGCCGCAAAGGAATGGCGAAAACTAGGCTACAAAGTCGGGTGCGTACAAACGCAAAAGAAATGAAAGTTTCAGGCAAAGCACTTGGCGTAATCAAACACCACGAAGGCACCAGGCAGCGCCCATATCGTTGCCCAGCTCGGCTCTGGACTGTTGGCGTGGGTCATGTACTGTACCCAAAACAAGGGCGCTTAAAGCTGGAGGAGCGGGACGCTTTTCCGCTTCAACCAGAAGATAACCGCCAGTTCACCATAGAGGAAGTCGATGGAATTCTTGCATCAGACCTACAGCGCTTTGAGCGAGGAGTGGAGGAGTTCTGCCCTGTCCCTCTTACACAGGGTATGTTTGATGGGCTTGTCAGCTTCTCTTTTAATGTGGGCCTTGGAACACTCCAGCGTTCAACGCTTCGTCAGAAACTGCTTCGCGGCGACAAAGAAAGCGCTGGCGAAGAGTTTCTGAAATATTGCATGGCCGGTGGCAAAGTACTCAAGGGATTGCAGAATCGACGTATTGATGAACGCGCCTTATTTCTATCATAGCGTCCTTCAGGTCGCCGCGCAGTTGCTCAATGGCGTCCTGTTGGGCTTGCATTCGTAAGTACGAATCCAAAGCGAATTTCGCTAACGTTTCGTGGTTCCAAGCGGCGAAGTTGGGTAGGTCTAACATTTGGTTTATTACTTGGTTTAGGACAATCTTCTGGCGCAACAATAACGCACCAGATAGCAACCCATTGTTTGCGGTGGGCTATCCATCGGTCTATATATGCATCAGGCATTTCAGTTAACGCACGCCGCATAGGGGAAGGTTCTTTCTCCAACCGCTCGGCTATGTCAGCAACGGTCAGGCCATCGTGGTACTGCTGAAGCAGCATCCGTATAGCGTGGTGATTTGACTTATGCATTGCGCTCTTTCAGCTTGGCTTCAATGGCGCGTTCATAACCAAAGTTAGGTGATTCACATTCTCCGTACTGGTTGTGATGTTGCTCATAAATGACATCAATTTCCTCATCCGTCAGCCCTACCCACGGGCGCTGTGGCTGTGCTGCGGGTGGGGCGGTGTAGACGGAATAAGTTCCATCAAACAGCTCACCAAAATAATCAAAGTCGTGGTTTTCAAGATGGCCTTTGTAACGGCTGATATTCAAGGTTCCCACAGGCTCCTGCGCTGGCTGTGCCAAGGCTTCTTTAATGGCGGTGATGGCGTTGTCAATATCTGCTCTAAATCCTGGCAAATCTTCCAATACCTTTAGCGCCAGCTTCAATGCTTCACGTTCCATGCTGTCTAGCTTGTCCTGCGCCGCTGCCTTTTTGCTTTGATATCCTGTCATCACTTCCCCCAAAAAAGTAAAAAAGCAATCCACCCGCACAGCACCACAGTCAACAAGGTAAGCAAGGCTTTAAACGTGTCGGCAAGGTCGTCTATTGGGTCGTTTAACTGCGCGTCCTTGAAACCGTTGGCATACGCATCATTGATTTCCTTGACCCGCTGCTTGCGTACCGGACAGTCTGGGCCATTGGTGCATTTTCCGTAGTCACAACAGGTAGTCATTGCTCCACCTCCTCATAAGTCATTTCAAAAACGTCAGGTTTACATGGGTAGTGTTCACCCTTTACACCAGTAATAATCCAGTCGCTGGATTGGACAAACATTTCACCTTCTAATGTTCTAATGGTTGGAACTGAGTTGTGGTTATAAAACACAGCAGGGTGGTCACCATATTTGAACCATTGCGTAGCCTCAATGACCACGGGTTTTTTGCGGTACTTCATTTGGTACGCTCCTGAATCATTGCGTTTGCCATGATGTACGCCGACATTGCTGCAATTTCTTCAGAGTTGCTGTCAGAATCACCAACATATACTCCATCTTCGTATTGATCTTTTAATGCTACTTGCATAGCTAAACCAGCAAAGTAGTCTCTTAAAGTCATATCACGCGCAAAGCCGCCAGTTACAAGATGCCACTGGGTGTACTCTTTTGATTTCTCTATGTTGTCTTTCATTTGTACTCTCCTAAACGTGTGTTTAAACGCTCTATACGGGTCATATTCATGTCTAGCACTGCTTGGGCATACTCTACTGCCCCTTCAGCCTCAAGCCGGTCTAGATGGGCCTGGGCAAGCTCGCGCTGAATCACTTCGGCTGGCGTCAGGTCGCGGTAATAGTCTTTTAAGAATTTAATAAATTTCATGGTAATTTAGCTTCCTTTAGTAGTTCAAGTTTCAGCAGCCGTACTTTTTAAGATAAAAATCTTTGGCGGCTTTTATTTTGCTAAACGCATCTCCGTATTTAATTAAATATTCTTCATGCGTCAATGCTTCGGCGTATTCTTCTTCTGCTTGTGCTAACACTTTGGCGTATTCATCTGGGTTTTCGGCTATGTATGCATCAACATCAATAGGTGAAACCCAACACCGTGTTGCAAAATCAAACCGTTGGCTTAAAACTAACATAGACATCCAAGCATTGTTTTTGGGGTGCGTCGGCGGCCACACAATCCCTTCATACGGGTCTGTCTCATACTCAAACACCTTGCCGCTGTTCCACTCCTCGGCTAGGCTTTTGGCCTCGGCCTCAAGGGCAAACACATGGCCTGGGCGGTCAGTGAACGTAAGGCAGTTAAACCCGTTTTTGTTTTTGACGCCCCACCATCCATTGGGGCCAATGGCTTCGGCCTTGTAAGGGCCAAAGGCAAAGTACCTAGCTGGCTGCGCTGTCATCTTTTTAACTCCATGATTTCAAGCTCAAGGTCTTTGCAGTGCTGGGCCAGGTTGTCGTAGTCCTGCTTGTACCTAGCGCTTGTGAGCCTCTCGGCGCCGACCCAGCCAATTAGCGTGCCCTTGGTTGCCGCCATCCGCAGGTGCGCGCGCAGCTCGTGCGTAGTCAGGATGCCAATTTGCCCTGGTTGCGGGGACAGCTCATCCACGACGGCATCAATCTCTTTTTGCATTGACTCGGACATATCAGACTCCCATGAATAAGAAAAAGGCCAGCCCGACTCCGATGGCCAGGGCCAGGGCAATCTCTGCCCATTTGCGGGTGACGGGTTGGATGGTGTAGTGCTCGCGGTAGCGCATGGTGATCTCCTAAAGATTTAAAGCAATCCGCGTGAACGCATCACAGCAGCGGCTATGCGTTCGCATTTGTCCGAATCAATTTCGGGGAAATTGCATTCAATGTTGTAGCCAAGACTTTCAACATCCCACCCACGGCATGACTCTAGACAATTTTCTGTGTGCTTAACCGCATCACGGGTTACCTTAAATTTATCAATTCGCCCTACTTGATGTGCATTCATTTTGCTTACTCCTAAAAAGACCCTTGCGGGATTGATGGGGCCGTAGCCCCGTTTGGTTTAACTTACTAACAAACTGAAAGTGTTGTGATGCTCAATTCCGTGGCGCATTGCCACATGAGATGGAATTGCAACTTGAAGATATTGCTCTCCATTGAAATCACGCCAAGGAAACAAATACCGGCATTCGGGAAAAATTTCTTGCACAGATTTGAAACTGTAAAAACCAAACTGAAATTTTAAAACGGTTTCAGAGCCGCTGTTATTAACAAAAACTTTGGGATTTTTCATGGTGCTTACTCCTAGTTTGTGCCTTGCGGCGGGTTGTTGATGCCTAACATCTTACATGAATTGACTACTTCATCAACTGATTTAAGTAGGTGTTTACCCTTAGTAATGCAAATAAATTGCTTTTCTAGTCAAAAAACACACCTAGAATGAACGCATTCGTCAATTAAAGGGGTTAGGCACAATGATTTCGTCAACAGAGCAAGCAATCGAGGCAATACGCCTCAGAGCCAAGGAAAATGGGTTCAAGATGAACGATATAGCGTATGCCGCTGGCGTTGACCCTGCCCAGCTATCGCGCTGGAGCACCGGCAAGACCATCCCGCTGTACAGCAACATTATGAAGTTGGAGCAGGCCGTGGACGCGCTGATAGCGGCAAAGCAGCCATGAGCGCCAAGATCGTAATGTCTATTGACCCAGGTCTAAGTGGCGCCATTGCCGTGTTTATCGGCGATACCCTGCACGACATCATTGACACGCCAACGCATGAACTTGTACGCAACGCCAAGACTAAGCGGCAGATTTCAGCGTCCGCTTTGGCTGGCATCTTCAAGGAATATGATCCTAGTCACGTTGTCGTTGAGCGCGTTTCCGCAATGCCAGGGCAAGGGGTTACGTCAATGTTTAGCTTTGGGCGTTCGTTTGGCCTTATAGAAGGCATTCTTGCGGCTTATGAGTTGCCGGCCACCTTCGTGATGCCTAGCGTCTGGACAAAGGGCATAGGCCGTGGACTTGGCAAGGACGCATCACGCTCCAGAGCTTGCGAGCTGTATCCAAGCCACCAAAAGCAATTTGCACGGGTCAAGGATGACGGGCGCGCTGATGCCGTGCTCATCGGCGCCTGGTGGCTGAAAGCGAACAAATGAACATTGAAGACATACAAGGCTTGCGCGAACTGGCGGTGTCGCTAGGCACGCAATTGGACCAGGAGCGCACACAAGCCCGCGCAAAGATTCAATTCTTAAAGCGCCTGGTCATGCCCGAGGACTTAGGCCAGCACGTATCCGCAGAGGTAAGAAACCTTGCCTATCAATTACTCATAAACGAAAGCGACGAATGAAACAGTTATCCCTACGCCCATCAGCAGCCGCACGCTGGATTGCTTGCCCCGCATCAGCACGCTTATCTGAAACAGTACCCTACGAGCCAAGTGGTGAGGCCGCGCAGATAGGCACTGCCATCCATGCCCTGGCCGAGACTTGCTGGCAGCTAGATCAAGACCCAATGGACTATGTTGGTAAGGTCATTGAAGGCATCACAATGACGCGAGAGAACGCTGAATTCGCGTTGGCGCACATACGCATGGTGGCTGGGCTAGAGAGCGAACTAGGCACGGTTAAGGTTGAGCAGTATGGCGTAGCTTACGAGGACTCGTTGGCCAAGGTCGGCGGCACTGCGGACGTTGTTGCGTACAACCTAGAAAAGTCAGTGCTTGTGATTGCTGACCTTAAAACAGGACGGGGCTGGGTGGACGCTGACTCAGCCCAGATGAAGATTTACGCGCTTGGCGTAATGCAAAAGCTGGTCAAGGTATTTGACAAGGTGGGCCTTACCATTGTCCAGCCCCAGACGGGCGAGAACCGCCATCACGAGATGACGGGTGACGAGTTGCTACAGTGGAAGGCAGACGTATTGATACCGGCAGTAACAGCAGCCAAGGATGGCCGGTCAGAACCCACACCATCTAAGGATGCTTGCCAATACTGCCCCGCTAAGATGATCTGCCCAGCGCAGACCAAGGCGCTGGCTGCGGTCCCCGTGACTGCTGACATTGCAACCCTGACGCCCGACCAGGTATCTGACTTACTGGACAAGGCTGAACTGGTGGAGGACTTCATTGCTGCGCTACGCAAGCAGGCCACCAAGACGCTGGAGGCTGGCGGTGTACTGCGCGGCTGGCAGATGGCGCCTAAACGTCCTACTAGGCAGTGGACAGATGACATTAAAGCGCTGAAGGTACTGCTAGAGATGGGTGTTCCAGAGGAACAAATATACGAGACATCAATCATTACGCCTGCTGCCGCAGACAAGATTCTGGGCAAGGACAGGAAACAAGTTTTGGATAGTGTGACCAAGAAAGTAAGCAGTGGTTTAACACTATCCAAATCCCGTGGGTTAGGCGAAAGCACAACCCTACTTCAACTCTAAAAACTGAAAGCTAAACGCAAATGCTAAATCTATCATCATCTAGCGGCTCTGGTAACTACATCCGCTTTTCGCCCCAAGCAAACGCCTGGACAAACAACAACAACGAGGAAATCACGCTAAAGAAAGTGGTGTTCGACATCGACAACATCAAGACAGGCTGGCTGTTGCTGGGTGTCGGTGTACGCGATTGGGTGCAAGACGAATCTGTTGGTAAGAAAGGGCCGCAGCCGTCACCCGAGCACAAACGTGGATTCCAGGTTGTCCTGTACAACAAGGAGATCGGTGCTGCTGAGTGGTCATCCAACGGCGTAGGCCCGAACATGGGTCTGGAGCAGATGTATAAGGCCTGCGCTGCCGAGCGTGCCGCTAACCCTGGCAAGCTGCCAGTGCTGGAGTACGGCCACTCTAAGGCAGAGAAAATCGGCAAGGGTACGACTCGCATTCCTATCTTCGTATTAAAGGGTTGGGTTGCCCGTCCCGCGGGGCTGGATGCCGATACACAGGAGTTTGAGGCAGAGCCAGGCGCAATTGTTCATTTACCCGTTGAGCAGCCGGTGCGTAAGCAGGCGCCAAAGCCAGTACCGATCATTGAGGATGACGAGATTTTTTAAGCGTTGATTGAACGCGCCGGTGGGTTGATCTCCACCGGCTTTTTTTTTCCCTCGAATAACGAGAACGAATAAATGGACACAGAAACAATAGCCAAGGCGCTGGGTAACGCCAAGATGGTAAATGGGCAGTGGGTTGCTTCATGCCCTGTACCTGGTCACGGCAGCGGCAACGGGGACAGGAACCCCAGCCTCTCAATCACGGAAAGTGACGGCAAGGTTTTATTCCACTGCCATGCTGGATGCGATCAGCGGGAGGTGTTTGACGCGGTAAGGGAACGCAACCTATTGCAGTCAACGCCCAAGCGCGAGGAGATCAGTTTTACCCAGCACCAGGACAAGGTACTGGAAAAGGAATGGGTGTACCGCGCAGAGGATGGCACGGAACTCTTTACCAAGCGCCGGTACAAGACTAATGACGCAAAGGGTAAGACGTACTCTATCCATAGAGTTGACGCGCAAGGCAAGCGGATAGCGGGGTTAAAGGACACCAGAATTGTTCCCCTCAATTTGCCTGAGCTTATCGACGCAAAGCAATCAGGCCGCGCCATCTATCTGGTGGAAGGCGAGAAGGCCGCGGACGCATTAACAAGTATCGGCGCCATTGCCACCACTTCACACACTGGTGCAGGCAGTTGGCCTACTGAGATAACCCAATACTTCGCAGGCGCAAATGTCGTGGTAATCCCTGACAATGACGAGCCAGGGATATCTTACGCCAAACGCGCAATTGCTCATCTGTTACCCGTGGTCAAGTCAATCAGATATCTCGACCTTGGATTGATGGTAGAGGGTGATGATGCCTACGAGTGGGTGTATCACGCCAAAGGAACGCGCAAGGAACTCGCGGAACTGGCAAGGCAAGCCCCAGTAATCACGCAGCAGCCCAAGGTGGCCGAACCCGAACCAGTGCCATCAGAAGCCTTTAACCCGACTCCGCAACTGCTCAACATTGAGGCGTGGGACACCATCAAGGATGAGAAGGTTGAATGGATTATCCAGAACGTGTTACCTGTCAAGGGTTTCTCTGCATTGTTTGGACCACCTGGCTCATACAAGTCATTTCACGCGCTCGATATGGCCGAGGCAATAGCCACCGGCAGGCCGTGGATGGGCAACGAAATATGCAACCCTGGCGCCGTCCTGTACATCTGCGGGGAGGGTATGGGCGGCATTGGCGCCCGTATCCGCGCTTGCAAGATCAACCACCAGACTAAGCCTGGTGCAGAAATATACGTTATCCGCTACCAGCTTAACCTGCGCAGCAGCCCAGATGACTTCAACCTACTGATGGAGTCCATAAACGAACTTATAGAGCGCACGGGCATAGAGCTGCGCCTGGTGCAGATAGACACATTAGCCAGGGCATTTGGCGGGGGTCAAGAGAATGATGCCGCTGACATGGGCGCATTCATCCATAACTGTGGACGGATTCAGCGAAAACTTAACTGCGCTTTGATGGTTTTGCATCACTCAGGCAAAGACCAAAGTAAAGGTCTGCGGGGCCATAGCTCGCTCCTGGGCAGTTTGGACAGTCAACTTGAGATCGTAAAGCTGGAGCAAACCGAGCGCAAAGAAGGCGTGGCAGGGACCGGAATCATCACCCTGAGTAAGAGCAAGGACGGCCAGGACAACCTTAAATTTGGCTTTGAGATGGTCCAGGTCAACATCAATCAAGGTCAGGACAACGCCCTCGGGCTGGAGGAAAACTTCTCTTTAGCGGTCAGGGAATGCCAGGAAATGATCGACGAGCAGCACAAACCAAAGCCTGTACCGCCATCAAGATCAGGTGCTGGCGGTACACAAAAGATCGCTCTGGACGCACTTCACAAGGCAATTGCAGATCACGGGGATATGCGGCTAATTGACGGAAAACGCAATAAATCGGTTCATGTTGAGCAGTGGCAGCAAGCGTTTGAAGCGGCCCAGACCGACAAAACAGGCGTCAAGAAGCGGTTTACAAGGTGCGTGCAGAGCCTTCAGAACGCCAAAAAGGTAGAGGTTTTCGATCCTTTTGTGTGGGCGATTTATAGTGATGGTGACCAAAATGATAGCGACTTTTAGGGTGCTTTATAACTTACAGATTTGGCTACGGACAAATGGGGTACAAATGGGAGCAATTGACGCAAATGGGGGAAATATGGGTTTGGGACAAATGGGACAAATGGAGGACAAATGGGCGGACAAATGGGAGAAATATGGAAAAGGCACAGATTTGGCGGGAGTGGGACAAATGGGAGAGCGTATATCTTTAGATACGCTCCCCATTTGTACCTCCGCCTAATGCCCAGAATCGGAGAACCAAGTGGTGACTAAGAAACTTAAATCTTTGGCGATTAACCATCCGACCATGCCAGCATATCCAGCGGACAAGTTTGAGGTGTTTAAAAACGCTGTCATGGTGGAGCTGGCAAACCGTAAGAATACCCATGACGCAAAGTGGGGTATTGATAGGCTGGTTTGGTTGGTGGATACCGAGCTGCGGGAAAAGGTGTGGCTGCAACTGGAGCGGGTTTGGCAGGCACAAGAAGAACGCAACGACCAGAAGCTGGACAAGGCGGTCAAGGGTATGTGCAAAGCCTATGACGCGATGGAGGCTTGGGCTAATGCCAACAACGTATCAAAACTGCCTAATCTGCGACAGATTGAGCACCAGCAGGCAGATGGTACTGTTTTCGTTATCGTGCCAGATGAGGCCTCTAAACGGCTTTACTGCCAGCAGTGGCCTGGGACAACGGACAGGGAAGTCTGGACGGCGGCAGAGATTGCGATAATCATGGCACGCCAGGCAGATGGCAAAATCAGCGAGATCAAGCGACAATGGCCTGACAGCAAACTGGTTAAGGTCGGTGGGCCTAGCGGGTTTGAGGATATGGTCAACGACCTGGATATGACGACACCAAGCAAAATGCCAAAGCTGTTTGACACAAAGGCATTTGTAAAGTGATAAACGGGAATGTTCTAAACGCGACACAGGTATTCTGGACGCGACACAATTGGCAATGGGTTGCGCAAAATGGGCAACGTTATGCGCTTTTTGCATACATTTAGTTAAATTACGCACACGCGCAGGGGTAATGATGAAGACTTTGGCTGAAAAGACTACAAAAAACGGTGCAATCATGGGCAGGCCGGTGAAATGGCCGCCGGAGCATCCAGTTTGGCTGGAGATCGTTGCCCAGGTATCAGCAGGCAAAAGCGTGTCTACTGTGCTGGCTCAAGACAATATGCCAAACTGGACTGTTTTTCAAGCCATGCTGGCGCAGGATCCCAAGCTAACCGCAGCCTACGAGAAGGCCGTACAAGACCGCGCAGACAAGCTAGCAGACGAGATACTGCAACTGTCTGACGAACCCATGCCAGAGGGTTTAGAAGGCGCTATGGCGTCTGCCTGGGTGCAGCAGAAGCGGATGCAGGTGGATGCGCGCAAGTGGATCGCGTCCAAGCTGAAGCCGCGCACTTACGGTGACCGCATTGACATGACGGTGAGGGACGAGCGCATTAGCGTGATCGACGCGCTCGAGGCAGCCAAGGCACGGGTGCTGACGCTGGACAACGTGACCGACGTCACCCCGCGGCCTGTTGATAACCCTGTCTGATTCGGCTCTACTTTATACGACGGGCATTATGTTAAGTTGTTTGGCCTGTGCAGTACCTGTGGATAACTTTACCCGCTGGCCCTGTCCCCTGGCCCTGCCGCGCCCGACCCGCCCCCGGGTAGGGCCGATGGCGAAAGGTCACGGAAACGGTGCGTCCACGAACAATTTTTTATTTTATGAAACTGTGGTAAAAACTACCCTATGCCCGTCTACACAAACGCACTAGCCCCGCGCCCAGCGAACAGCTTGGCGTATGGTCCGCGCAACCTGATGGGCACGCAGATGCTGCAAGGCCCAAGCGAATCGTATTTGCGTCAGCAGTTCCCGCAGTTGTATGGATTTCTTGGCGGGGTAGTGGGAACGGCGCCCGATCAGATGGCGGGAAGCGTGCTTGATCCAAACATGGCTGCAGTACGCCAGGGTGCTGAGTACGGGTTTCCTGTTGGAACTGCGCTTGGTGTACTGCCTGCTGCTAGATTTACCAAGGGATTGCCTGTAGGGATGGGGATTAAAAGTGTTGGTGATAATCCATTGATGAATTTACCAAGTGGGTTAACTAGACAAGATCAAGCTAGACTTATTCAAAGTCATGCAGAAAATTTTGCGGCTAAAGCAAAAGAAATGGGATTGTCTGCTTCTGTAGAGCATAGTGGTAGTAAAGCTGGCCCAAGTTCGTATGTAACTGTTTTAGACCCAATTACTGGGGCAAAATTTGAGTCGCCATTTAGATTTTCCGGCCACAGTAAAGGGCCAAAAGAGAGTCAGTTTGTGTATGACGTAGGTGATGATTTTTCTAATGAGTTAGGAGCATTAGAAAAAATGGCATTATCTATCCCAAAAGCTGAACGTGATGCTATTCAAAGCGCAAGGCAAGCAAAAATGATTGAAGATTTGTCTATGCAAGAAAAAGAGCGTATTTTTTCTCAAGGTAGGCCAGCAGTTCAAAGTGCAATGCAGGAAGCAAATTTGCAGCAAACGCCATACACAAAAGCGTTTAGCAATAGCGGCAAATACATTAGAGCCAATCAATCACCCTACCCCCAACAAGCAGCCTTAGACCTTGCCCAGCAACGCGCTGCATTGCCGATTGAGCAAGGTGGGTTGGGATTGCCCGCTGGCAATACGGCAGAGCAAAGGGCTGCGGCGATGGGGTTTGATACTGATGCTTATCATGGGACAACAAATGATTTTCTTGCATTTGATAAAAATAAAAGAGGAAGTGCAACTGATCAAGGATGGTATGGTTCTGGTGAATATAGTTCTCCTTCCGCAAGTGGCGCAAATGCTTATGCAATGACAGATTTTCCAAATTACAAAGAATCTGCCAATATTATTCCTTTGTTATTAAAAAATCCAGAATCTATAACAAATAAACATGGATATATAACCGAATATGTAACAAGAGAGCCAGAAAACATCCGTTCCCGCTTTGCCGCCTTTGACCCATTCCGTAAGAGTGCTGCCATTGCCGCGACTATGGGAGTTGCAGCGCCTGATTTATTAGCGGCCCCAGCCCCAGCTTCTATTGCAGATCAGATTGACAGCATCAACGAGATCATCAAGAAGAAGCGTAAGAAGTAATGCAACTGCCCATCTACCGAGGCGAGGAAGAACAGAAGCTGATGACCGAGTTATGGTCACCGGCTGTTGCTGATGACTTGGAACGGTTTGTGATGTATGCGTTCCCTTGGGGCGTGAAGAACACGCCGCTGGCGCGGTTTACAGGCCCTCGCAAATGGCAGCGGGAGGTGCTGCGAGATGTGACTGAGCACATTAAGGCGCAGCAGGGCAAGGTTGACTTTGACACTATCAGGGCAGCAGTATCCAGCGGGCGAGGCATTGGCAAGTCAGCGCTTGTTAGTTGGTTGGTTCTTTGGATGCTGACCACCCGCATTGGCGGCTCGGTAGTGGTGAGCGCCAATAGCGAGAATCAGTTGAGGTCGGTGACCTGGGCAGAGCTCACAAAGTGGTCAGCGATGCTGATTAACTCGCACTGGTGGGAGATTAGCGCCACCAAGCTAGTGCCTGCCAAATGGTTGACGGATATTGTGGAGAAGGACTTAAAGAAGGGCACCAGGTACTGGGCCTGCGAGGGCAAACTGTGGTCGGAAGAGAATCCTGATTCTTATGCTGGTGTGCATAACCAGGACGGCATGATGCTGATCTTTGATGAGAGTAGCGGTATTCCTGATGCGATCTGGGATGTGGGCGCTGGGTTTTTTACTGAGAACACGCCCGACAGGTACTGGTTTGCGTTCTCCAACCCGCGCCGCAATAGCGGGTACTTCTTTGAGTGCTTTAACGCTAAACGTGCGTTTTGGAAGTCACGGGTGGTGGACGCCAGGACGGTGGAGGACACCGACAAGGCGGTGTACGAGCAGATTATTGCTGAGTATGGGGAGAATTCCAGCCAGGCCAAGATTGAGGTTTATGGCGAGTTTCCTTCGGCTGGGGAAGACCAGTTCATTGGGCCGACGTTGGTTGATGATGCTATGAAGCGGCCCAAGTACAAGGATATGACAGCTCCCATTATTGTGGGGGTTGACCCGGCTCGAGGGGGCGCCGACGCAACTGTGATTGTGGTGAGGCAGGGGCGTGACCTGGTGGCGATTAAGCGTTACCAGGGTGAAGATACTATGACCATAGTGGGAAGGGTGATTGAGGCCATTGAGGAATATAAGCCGACTTTGACCGTGATTGATGAGGGTGGTTTGGGGTACGGCATCCTAGACCGGCTGACCGAGCAGCGGTATAAGGTGCGAGGGATTAACTTTGGCAATAAGGCCAAGCACCCGATTGCATTTGGCAATAAACGCGCTGAAATGTGGAATGATATGAGGAACTGGCTAAAATCTGCTAGTATTCCCACCGACAGGCAGTTACGGGCAGATTTAACTGGGCCGGCCAAGAAGCCGGATTCTTCTGGCACTATTTTCCTAGAAGGGAAAAAAGAGATGAGAGCAAGAGGGTTAGCATCACCGGACGCCGCCGACGCGCTGTGCGTGACGTTTGCTTTTCCCGTGGCTCACCGCGAGTATACTGAACCAGCCCGCAGGATTAATTCGCAGGGCAGCAGCATTAACACATCATGGATGGGGTCTTAAAATGCCACTGGTTAAATCATCTTCCCCCAAAGCTTTTAGGGCTAACGTCAAAGCTGAAGTGGCCGCCGGTAAGCCGGTGAAGCAGGCCGTGGCAATTGCTTATTCGGTTAAGCGCGAAGCCGCTAAACCAGCCCCAATGAAAAAGAAATAATATGGCTGATTACACAGGCATGGTGGCGGCGGGCAATGTTGCCAATGGTGGCGGTAAGAAGGACGACGACTCCAACGTACTGGCAACTGCCCGCAGCCGCTTGGATATGGCAATATCGGCGCTGTCTGAGTCCCGCGAGGATGAGATTGACGATCTAAAGTTCTACGCTGGCAGCCCAGACAATCATTGGCAGTGGCCTGCTGATGTGCTGGCAACCCGCGGCGCGGTGCAGGGACAGACCATCAACGCCCGCCCGTGCCTTACCATCAACAAACTGCCGCAACACGTACGGCAAGTAACTAATGACCAACGACAAAACCGCCCAACAGGCAAAGTTATTCCAGCCGACGACAAGGCCGACATTGACGTTGCCGAAGTCTTCAACGGCATGGTTAGACATATTGAATACATCTCGGACGCAGATGTCGCTTACGACACCGCCTGCGAAAACCAAGTCTCCTACGGAGAAGGCTACATCCGAATCCTGACCGAATATTGCGACGACAATACCTTTGACCAAGACATCAAAATTGGCCGAGTTCGCAATAGTTTCTCGGTGTACATGGACCCAACCATCCAAGATCCGTGCGGCGCGGACGCCAAGTGGTGTTTTGTGACCGAGGACATCTCCAAAGACGATTACCAGCGGATGTATCCCGACTCAGCGCCTATTACCACCTTGCAAACGCTCGGTGTGGGCGATCAAAACCTATCGCAGTGGCTCAATGAGGACACTATTCGCATTGCTGACTACTACTACGTCGATTACGACAAGGGCACGCTCAATTTGTACCCTGGCAACGCCACGGCTTTTGAAGGAACGCCCGAAGACAAGCAATTACGCGCCATTTACGGCAAACCCAAGAAAACTCGGCAGTCTGACCGGCCACGGATCAAGTATTGCAAGATAAACGGCTACGAAATCTTAGAGGAACGCGAGTGGGCGGGAAAATACATCCCAATTGTCCGCATTGTGGGCAATGAATTTGAGGTTGACGGTCGTCTGTACGTGTCCGGCTTGGTGCGAAACGCCAAGGACGCCCAGCGGATGTACAACTATTGGGTGTCCCAAGAGGCAGAAATGCTGGCCTTGGCCCCCAAAGCGCCATTTATTGGCTACGGCGGCCAGTTTGAGGGCTACGAAAACCAATGGAAGACCGCCAACACGACCAACTGGCCGTATTTGGAGGTCAATCCAGACGTTACAGACGGCGCGGGCGCTACGCTGCCACTACCCCAGCGGGCGCAGCCGCCAATGGCCTCCAGCGGGCTTTTGCAGGCTAAAGCTGGAGCTTCTGAAGACATTAAGGCATCCACAGGCCAATATAACGCTTCTTTGGGCATGACATCTAACGAGCGCAGTGGCAGGGCTATCATGGCCCGTCAGCGTGAGGGTGATGTTGGGACGTACCACTTTGGCGACAACTTGGCCCGTGGTGTGCGGTATCTGACACGGCAATTGATTGACCTGATCCCCAAAATTTACGATACGCAGCGGATTGCCCGCATTATTGGCGAAGATGGCGAAACCAGCATGGTCAAGATTGACCCGATGCAGGCCGAGCCGGTCAAGAAGATCGTGGATCAGCAAGGCATCGTGATTGATAAGATTTACAACCCTGGCGTGGGCAAATACGATGTGGTCGCTACCACCGGCCCAGGTTACGCAACCAAGCGCCAAGAGGCACTTGAGGCGATGGGCCAACTGTTGCAAGGTAACCCCCAGCTATGGCAAGTGGCCGGTGACCTGTTTGTCAAAAACATGGATTGGCCTGGTGCCCAAGAGATGGCAAAGCGTTTTGCCAAGACCATTGACCCCAAACTTATGCAAGACGGCGACAAGCCGCCCGAGTTGCAGGCCGCAGAGCAGCAAATCCAAGCAATGGGCCAAGAGATGGAGCAGATGCACCAGATGATCATCAATGCTGGCAAGTCCATTGAGGCGCAGGATATGCACCGCAAAGACTTTGAGGCAACGGTCAAAGCGTACCAGGCTGAAACCCAGCGGATTTCCGCTGTGCAGGCCAGTATGTCGCCAGAGCAGATTCAAGATATTGTTTTAGGCACCGTCCATGGCATGATCACTTCTGGTGACCTAGTTACCGAGATGCCTGGGCGTGATGTAGATACTGGCGCTGAGATGCCACAAGAAGGTATGGAGCAACCACAATGATGTACAAAGCCGCCGATTTTGTCGGGATGCTATTCCTGGCCCGTGATGTGGCCCACAGCGTCCACTTGAACACTCGCAGTTATTCCAAGCACGTTGCGCTTAATACGTTTTACGACAGCATCATTGACCACGCAGACGCCTTTGCCGAAGCCTACCAAGGCCGTCATGGCCTGATGGGGCCAATCACGCTGCATTCGGCTACCAAGACGGCCAATATCATCGACTTTTTGCAAAACCAGTTAGATGATATTGAAAAGTGCCGTTACGAGGTGGTAGACAAATCTGATTCTTCGTTGCAGCAACTTATTGACAACATTGTTGAGTTGTACCTAACCACGCTTTATAAACTGCGCTTTTTGGCGTAAGACTGCGGTATGGCGGCATACAACAAATACACCGCTGCGATAGAGCCGCTGTTAGAGGGCATTAATTCTGGGACAGATGCCTGGAAGATAGCCTTAGCCGCAACGGTTAACGCAGCCGATACCACCTTTACTGCGGGTACAACTGACTTAGCTACGGCGGGCGGGTATACCGCAGGCGGCAACGCAGCTACAACAACAAGCGCCACTCAAACCAGCGGCACTTACAAATTAGTGTTATCCAGCCCTGCTGTTTGGACTGCTACTGGTTCGGGGTTTACTTTTCGCTACGCCATTCTTTGGGACTCTACAACCAGCACGCCCGTAGGCTATTGGGACTATGGTTCTAGCCAAGCAGTTGCCGCTGGCGAAACAGTTACGGTGACCCTAGACGCTACCAATGGCGTGTTCCAAGGAACATAAATGGCAGTTTTTTTAGTTGACAGGGTTCAAGAAACTACCGCTGTCACAGGTACGGGGTCTGTTACGCTTTTAGGCGCAGTAACTGGTTTTCAGGCTTTTTCTGCGGTTGGAAACGGCAACTCAACTTATTACACCATTGTTGGTACTACAGAATGGGAAGTAGGACTTGGTACTTACAGCACTACCGGCCCGACACTTACTAGAGACACGGTTTACTCTAATAGCCTTGGAACTACGGCCAAAGTAAGTTTTTCCGCAGGTACAAAAAACATTTTTGTTACTGCCCCAACTGCCCTTTTGTCAAAGTTGCTTGTACCGCAAGCACTTGTTATTAGCAACGGCACAGCAATTTTAGTTAAACAATCTAATATTAATGGAACACTTGGTATATCTAACAGCGGCGGTTGGTTGATTCCTCAAGCAATCACATTAAGCAAATTTACCGCTACAGTTACTACCGCAACAAGAGGCGGTAGTATTAGCATACCCGTAAAGTATGGAACTACTGGCTATAGCACTTCTACTTTATTGCGTACTTTAGTAATACCAAATAATGGCACAAGTTACGTTATTGCTGATACCACTAAACTTGTCGCGCAAACCTACATATACCTTGACATCACTAACGTAGGGCTTACATATCCCGGCGCGGGATTAAAAGTTCAAATAGACTACACATACACACCTATATAACTATGACGCCCGAACAGATACAAGCATATTTTGGCACTGATGTTGTGTACATTTTTAATGGCACGGCAGATGAGTTATCTGAAATTATGGTAACCAGCTACAACTACATTGTTGATGGATCTACTCAAATTTTGTACTTTGTCACGACAGATGGCACTGTACCGCAAGATAGCCGTATTTCAAGGATGTAAAAATGTACGTAAAACTTGTTACCCCATCCACTGCGTCTGCGAGTCAGTATTTCATACGCGACATTGTTCGCCTGCTTACGGCTGCTACCCCCGCAACATCTTTACTTTATGCGTTTAATTCTGCTTCTTCAGTTGTTGTTGATGCAACTGCTGCTGGGTGGACGTATGTTGGTTCTACTGTAACAGCAGATCAAGGAGCTGCTCCATCTACATCCGTTTCTGATTACGCTACCAGCAGCGTTGCTCCAAGTTTGTGGTCATGTTCAGCGCCTTGCCTTGAGGGTTCTACGCTTAAATACATAACACTCTCCCCTGCTGCACAAGGTTTTACAACACCTAGTACAACCAACCAATGGATGAATTTAACAGGTGCAAGGTCTGTAACATCTGTAGGCGTTGCAACAAATGAGGGGGTTAAAGTCTACACAACTAGCAGTGTTGCTTTTACTGCTGTACAAGTCACCGCAATACAATTTACTGCTTCTACCACATACCATTTAATAGCTACGCCAAGGGGCATATGTATTATTAATGAGGGCAAAGGAATGCAAGCTGTTTGGGAAACGTCAATGACTGACCCACATCGTTTTTATTCAACTGCCCCAGTTGTAGTTTGGCAAAACGGAAATGGTAATGACGCAACCAACGTGAAAACTACGGTTCTATCTTCAGTAATACCTCAAGTTGCTTCTTCAGCACAAAACGGCGCTACATTTTCAAGTTGCGTGATGAACATTACGGATGTAAACACTGGTACAGTTTACGGCCCTGTTGAAGCTGTAGCAAACAGCTACGGCGGTGGATATTCAAACGCACAAAATTGGTGGCTATCTACTCCATACGTTCAACGAAAAAACAGCATTACATCCACAGGATCGCCTGTTTATCAAGTATCCCCAATTTATGTGCAACCTGGGCAATTTGGTTATCCCACAATGTATGTTACTGGCGTTTTTAACGCTTATTGGACGGGGCCAGCTTTAGGAAATACTGGTGATACGGTGTTGGTCAACGGTAATACTTACACTTACTTCAATTGCGGAACTGCAATGTGGGGTATTTTAATGCAGACTTCATAACATGGCAGCCTTAACTTATACGGTCTACGACGACCCAACCAACAACAACCCTACGTTAAATCAAGCGTACAACACTGTAACTGTGCAAAAATATTTGCAAGTTGCAATTGACCCAGTAATAAATTACTCCGTAGCATACCCGCAATATTCTTGGTTTACGACTACCACTTAACGTACTATGCTTGGCCTTTACCCTGTATCTGCCAAACCGCTTGCTACTAGCGGGTTGGTAAACGCATACGCGCTTTCGGCCAGCAACGGCACCTATGCGACTACAGGCCAATCAGCTATCATTTTACGGTCTAAAGTGGTTTCGGCTGACAGCGGAAGCTATACAGTTACAGGCCAATCGGCCACACTTTTGCGTAGCAAATCGCTTTCAGGCGATTTTGGGACGTATACTACAACCGGCGTGCCTGCGGTTATCACGTACAGCGGCGGCCCAGCCCCTGTTGTTGTCACAGATCAGTTATTGATCACACTTCGGTCATTTACCGAAAGAAGGAGATTTTAATGGCGCTTAATCTTAAAGCTATTACCTCTGTCCTGGGCTACCAGCAGATCACCAGCTTGTCCGCAGCTACGGCCTTGACCGTACCCCAGAAAAACATTGGTGGCCTTGCGGGGTCGCCCCGTATTGCTATCATTACGCCAGAGACTCAAGCCGTTCGCTGGCGCGATGACGGTGTGGCCCCAACCGCTAGCGTTGGAATGCCCCTTGCTGCCGGTGTCACTTTGCAATACGATGGCGACTTGACTCAAATCAAGTTCATTGAGCAAACTGCCAGCGCGAAGCTGAACATTACTTATTACTCGTAAGGAGCCGTTATGGACTTTCATGGCGAAGGTGGCTCAATGAGCCACTCAAATTTGATTGAATACATTCAAAAACAGCTTCCTACTGACTTGACCACCTTGGTTAATTTGCAAGCTGAATTGGCCCAGCGTCAAGGCGCGATGTCTGCGGTGCAAGATGCTGCCGCTGACCGGGCTAAAGCCGCTGAAGAATTGGCTACCGCGCAAGACCAGGCTGCGGCTATGGTTGCGTCTGCCAAAGATATGGAAGCTGCGGCCAAAGCCAAGACTGCTGATCTCAAGGCGCGTGAAGCTGCCTTAGCCAACAGTGTTAGTGCTTTTGAAGCCGTTAGCGCAGCGCGTGAAGCGGCCTTAGATGCGCGTGAAAAAACATCTGACACCCGTGAGATGCACCAACAGCAAACGCAAGCCAATTTGGATGTTTTGAGCGCATCTTTGGAAGCGCAAGAAGCCGCGCTGCAAACTCGCGTTAAAGCCTTCCAAGATAAAGTTGCCGCAATTAGCGCGTAAGGACACAAATTATGGCCGTCTTTCTCTCCCCCGTGGGCGGCGTTGCGGCCCAATTTTTTACCAATAACGGTGTAATTCTGTCTGGTGGCAAGCTATACAGTTATGCTGCGGGGACAACTACACCTGCGGTTACTTACACTACTAGTTCAGGCAGCACGCCACGTACAAACCCTATCGTATTGGACTCGGCTGGCCGAGTGCCTGATGGCGGTGAAAACTGGCTTACTGCGGGTGTTAGCTATAAATTTGTGCTAAAAGATAGCACCGATGTATTGATAGCCACTTACGATAATGTTAGCGGGATAAACGATCCAACTGCATCTGATGCTGCTTTAACAGCGTTTGAAGCATCTTTGGCCGCAGAGTCTGGCTCATCTCTTGTAGGCTATATATCTTCTGGCACTGGCGCTACAGCAACTACAGTACAAGCCAAATTGCGCGAAACTGTTTCTGTAAAAGATTTTGGCGCAACTGGCGACGGCACAACTGATGACACCGCCGCAGTTCAAAACGCTATAAATGCTTCAACCGGAAAAACATTATTTTTTCCTAGCGGCACATATTTAATTTCACAAGTGACTTGTGTAAGCAATCTTTATATCTACGGTTCAAACGCCACAATTAAAGCAAAAGCTACCTACACTAACGGAATATTTTACGGGGAAAGTAAAACCAATATAAACATTGAAAATATTACTTTTGATGGCGGTGAATTAAGCGCAGTATCTACTAACTTTTTAGTTCAATTTAAATCTTGTTCTAATTTAGTAATTAGAAATTGTAATTTTATTAAATTTGCTTTTGTTGCTTTAGCTTTTAATAATGCAACTAATTTTACTGCGGACAATAACACTTTTACAAAAACTGTAGCCAGTGCACAAGGTGTAAATGAATCCATTTTGATTTCGGGCGCAGATGGGGTGTGTACTTTTGGCAATATAACAAACAACATTTGCACAAATGCAGGAATATTAACTCAAGGTCATTATTTAAATTTTATTGGGAATCATATTTCTGCTTGGAAATATGGCGCTGGCATTTCTTGTCAACCTACAAACCAAAATTCTCTTTACTGTAAGTTTATCGGTAATACTTGTTTTGGAAACTATACGGGTCTTGATAGCGATGGTTTCACTAATCAAGGGCTAGAAATATTTGGCGGGTATCATAGTGTCGTAGGAAATACTTGTTCCAATGTAAGCGGCGCAGGCATTTTTCTAGGTTCTTCATACTCTACTGTTCAAGGAAATGTTTGCTATAACAACGGAACTTATACAGGGACGGCAGACACTTTTGGTATCGCTTTAGGCGCGGGAGCAAGTGGCAGCACTGTTACGGGAAACACTTGTTTTGAAACAGCCTTTCCTGGTGGTACGCAAAATTATGGTATTGGTTTTGATGGCGTAATTACAAACGTAAATTTTACGGGTAATAATTTACGCAATAATGTTTTGGGTGAGTTTAAAGCCCCCGCGTCTTCACAATCCTATTATGGTTGGAATCAAACAACTAAATACACTTGGAACCCTGCGTCCGTAGCAAATGGCGCTTCTACTTCTGTGTCGGTAACTGTTGGAGAAGCCCTTTTAGGCGACATTGCTACAGTGTCTTGCAGCATAGATTTACAAGGCTTAACGCTTACAGCTTATGTTTCAGGAACAAATACGGTAAAGCTAGTTCTTGCTAATTTAACAGGCGGCGCGGTAGACATTGCATCAAGTGATTTTAGAATTGTTGTAAACCGTCCATTTCTTTAATTAAGGATATTTAATGGCTAACACAAAAATTTCGGCTCTTACTTCCGCAAGTACGCCGGTTGCGGGAACAGAAGTTTTGCCCATTGTTCAAAGCAGCGCAACGGTAAAACTTGCAATTTCTGATTTAACGCCAGGTCTTAGCACTATCACCGCAGCCAAAGGTGGCACGGGGCAAACAACCTATGCGGTAGGCGATTTGCTATACGCTAGTGCTAGTACCACACTATCTAAACTCGCCGATGTAGCTACAGGAAATGCGCTTATTTCGGGTGGCGTAACCACTGCGCCAAGTTGGGGTAAGGTTGGTCTTACAACCCATGTAAGCGGAACATTACCAACGGCAAACGGCGGGACTAATCTAACCAGTTTTACTGCTAACGGTGTTGTTTATGCAAGCAGCGCAAGCGTATTGACTACTGGTAGTGCTATCAATTTTAATGGGACTGACTTGCGGGTGGGGACTACAAGTACGCCAAATGGAACAACGCTTGGCGCAGAGATTAGCGGCGGCGGCGTAGGCACTTTTTCTGCTAACAGTACACAGTCAATAAGCGTTTATCGGTTAGGTACTACGGGCTCAATGGTTGCATTCTTTTACGGCGCTACAAATGTAGGAACAATTACAACTGGCGGCACAACAACATCCTATAACACTACTTCAGATTACCGCCTAAAAGAAAATATTGCACCAATGACAGGTGCATTAACAAAAATTGCACAGCTTAACCCAGTCACATACAACTGGAAATCTGACGGTTCTGACGGTCAAGGTTTTATTGCTCACGAATTGCAAGCGGTTGTACCTGACTGCGTAACAGGCGAGAAAGACGCTGTTGACGCTGATGGTAACCCGCAGTACCAAGGCATCGACACCAGCTTTTTGATTGCTACCCTGACCGCCGCAATCCAAGAACAGCAAGCTCTTATTACAACCCTAACCGCCCGTATTGCGGCGCTAGAAACAAAAATTCCAGCATAATGCTGAAAAAACGTACTGGTGCGATCACCAGGGATTCTTTGGAATCGAAAAAATGTCAGAAGAAAACCTAGCGGTAGTAGACCCCGCGCCGGAACAGGTGGCAACGGCTGCACCTGAACCTGAAGTTAAAGCGCCGGAAGCAGAAGCACCCAAGACCTTCTCGCAAGAGGAACTTGATGCAGCTATTGGAAAACGCCTCGCAAGAGAGCAACGAAAGTGGGAACGGGAACAAGCACAGAGGGTTGCGGAAACGCAAACCTTGAGGGCTCCGGCAGCACAGTCTGTCGATCAGTTTGAAACGCCAGAGGCTTACGCCGATGCGTTGGCCTATCAAAAGGCAGAGCAACTGATCGCGCAGCGCGAAGCGGCCAAGCAGCACTCGCAAGTTCTTGAGAGTTATCACGATCTGGAAGAGGAAGCCCGCGCTAAGTACGACGACTTCGAACAAGTCGCGTACAACCCCAAGCTGCCGATTACGGACGTAATGGCCGATACGATTCGGTCTTCGGATGTTGGGCCTGAGTTAGCTTACTACCTCGGAACTAACCCCAAAGACGCAGAGCGTATATCTCGCCTAGCCCCGCTTGCACAGGCAAAGGAAATTGGAAAGATTGAGGCCAAATTGGCGTCTGATCCACCAATGAAACGTACGACATCCGCGCCAGCGCCGATTTCGCCTGTCACTGCCCGATCCACTGGATCACCGGCCTATGACACTACTGATCCCAGGTCTACCAAGACCATGACGGATTCGCAGTGGATTGAAGCCGAAAGGGCACGCCAGCGTAAGAAGTGGGAAGCGCAAAACCGCTAACTTTTTTTAAGGACTTTTTTCATGGCTAATAGTATCCTAACCATTGACATGATTACTCGGAAAGCTCTCGAAATCCTCGAGAACAACCTGGTGATTACCCGTAACGTAAACCGTCAGTACGACGACAGCTTCGCTGTTGAAGGTGCCAAGATTGGTTCTACTTTGCGTATTCGTCTGCCTGACCGCGCTTTGGTCACTGACGGTGCCGCCCTGCAAGTTCAGGACGACAACGAACAGTACACCACTTTATCTGTCGCTTCGCAAAAGCATATCGGCGTAAACTTCACTTCTGCCGAATTGACCATGCAATTGGATGATTTCGCAGAGCGTGTTCTCAAGCCTCGTATCAGCCAGTTGGCCTCCAGCATTGATGCTGATGTTGCCAATGCGTACAAAACCATCGGTAACACTGTCGGCACCCCCGGCACTACTCCAGCCACTTCTTTGGTTCTGTTGCAAGCGCAACAAAAACTGAACGAAAACGCTGCCGTAATGTCGCCCCGCTATGCAACGGTTAACCCCGCTGCAAACGCTGGACTGGTGGAAGGCATGAAAGGTTTGTTCAACCCCACCGACACCGTGTCTCGCCAATTCAAAAACGGCATGATGGGCACTGGCGTATTGGGATTTGAAGAAATCAACATGAGCCAATCCATCAAACAACACACCACTGGTTCGCGTGATGCTACGGCTGCTACCACTGTGAAAACAACTGTGACTTCTGAAGGTTCGTCTACCCTTGTTTTGACCCAAGGCTCGGTTACCACGACCATCAAAGCCGGTGATGTGTTTACCGTTGCAGCTTGCTCTTCTGTAAACCCGCAAACCCGTGAAACCACTGGTTCGCTGTTTCAGTTTGTGGCTTTGGCTGATGCAACCGCTTCGTCTGGCGATTGGACTGTGACTGTGGCTCCCATGTACTCCGCTACTCACGCACTGGCTACCATGACAGCCCTGCCAGTAGCTAGCGCTGTTGTGACCTTTGTGGGCACCGCTTCTACTGCTTATGCACAGAACTTGGTCTATCACAAGGACGCTATCACGTTTGCTACTGCTGACTTGTTGCTGCCCCAAGGCGTTGACATGGCTGCTCGTGCGGTTCATAACGGTATCAGCTTGCGCGTTGTTCGTCAGTACGACATCAACAACGACCGTATGCCTTGCCGTATTGATGTTCTGTATGGCTACAGCACCATTCGTCCACAGATGGCCTGCCGCATCTGGGGTTAATTAGTAATTCTTTTTAAAGGAAATTTATCATGGCTATTCCTAATTCTGGCGGTGGATATCAGTTTACTGATGGCAACACCAATGAAATCGTTATGGGCGTTCAAGCAGCGCCTAATACGGCGACTGCTACGGCCACTTTGACCGTTGCACAAATTACTGGTGGCGTCTTGGTAGGTAATCCATCTACCACGGCGGCAACGTACACCATGCCTACTGCTACGGCAATTGACGCGGTGTTCACCAACGCAAAAGTCAACAGCACGTTTGAGTTGACCGTCATTAACTTGGGCACTTCAACTGGCCTGATTACGATGGCTGTGGGAACTGGCATTACTGCGGTTGGCAACTTGGTTGTTGCTATTACCGGCAGTGCAGCAGGTGTTGGTGGCGCGGCGCAATTCTTGTTCCGCAAGACCGGCGATGCTGCGTACACTGTGTATCGCGTAGCCTAAACTTGGATGGGGCTTCGGCCCCGTTTACTAAGGAAACAATATGCCTAATACAAAATCAATTGGTGTTGCTTACGAAGACCAGCAACTTGATGCTGCGGTGATGGGTAAGTCAGGTGGTACTGCCGGATTTTTCGGTGCTACTCCTACTAACCAACTCGCGGCGCTCACTTCACTGAACTTCTCAACGCTCACCACCGCTACTGTCGGCGCTCTGACCACCTCGCAGATTTCTGCCCTGCAAACTAATGTCAATGGCATTATTACGGGTCTGAAGTCTTTGGGGATCATGGCTTCGTCTTAAACGAAAGGGAAGGGGGCCACAAGCCCCCTTTTCAATATGGACATTTATCTATCACACCCTGTTCATGGTCGCAAAGTAGCGACTATGGAACTTGAAGCCGTTTACGATGAAAAGAACGGCTGGACGCGATATACTCTTGATACGCCCAAAGTCTCTGAGGCGGCTCCTGTTAACGCACTGGAAGTAAAGCGCCGTCGTAGAACCGAACCCGAAGGAGCCTAGTCATGGCGACATACACTGCTGGCGATCAGATTAACCGAGCCCTTCGATTGCTTGGCGTGCTGGCCGAAGGCGAAACTACTTCCGCGTCAGTGTCGCAAGATAGTCTGATGGCGCTCAATCAGATGATTGATAGCTGGAACACCGAGCGGCTGTCGGTGTTCAGCACTCAGGATCAGGTGTTTACTTGGCCTGCGGGTTTTATTAACCGCACTCTTGGCCCAACAGGCGACTTTGTGGGCAACCGGCCCATCTTGCTGGACGACGCAACCTACTACAGAGATGCAAGCACCAATGTCAGCTTTGGCATAAAAATGATTAACCAGCAGCAGTACGACGGTATTGCCGTTAAGACGGTTACATCTACATACCCGCAAGTGCTGTTTATCAACATGGCATATCCTGATGTGGATATGTACATTTACCCCAAGCCTACACGGGATTTGGAGTGGCACTTTATCAGCGTTGAAGAGTTAACCCAGCCCGCCGACTTGGCTACCAACATCCTGTTCCCACCTGGCTACCTGCGTGCCTTTACGTACAATTTGGCGATGGAAATTGCGCCTGAGTTTGGCGTGGAGCCCAGTCCCCAAGTGCAGCGCATTGCTATGACTAGCAAGCGCAACTTGAAGCGCATCAACAACCCTGATGATGTAATGTCGATGCCATATGCAATCGTGGCGACTAGACAAAGATTTAACATCTACGCTGGGAACTACTGATTATGTTGATTGCGCTTGATTACGACAAAACCTACACCGCCGACCCAGCGTTGTGGGATGATTTTGTTCAGTTAGCGCAAGATCGCGGTCATACCGTAAAAATTGTCACTATGCGCTATGCAAGTGAACCAATTGAATCCGCTCCAGTGGATGTTGTGTACACAGGCAGAAAAGCCAAAGCTACAGTTTTTAAAGCTGATATTTGGATTGACGATTCCCCCTCGTGGATTTTTCAGGATTCGCCATGAAGACACCTATCCTCGGTTCGGCCTACGTTGCCCGCAGTATCAACGCTGCGGACAACCGCATGGTCAACCTGTTCCCCGAGGCCATCCCCGAAGGCGGCAAAGAACCCGGCTTTTTAAATCGCGCCCCTGGCCTTGAGTTTTTACAGACCGTAGGCACTGGCCCGATCCGAGCGTTGTGGGCGCACCAAACCAATGGTAGCGACTTCTATGTTGTTTCAGGCAATGAAGTTTATAAGCTGACCGGCCTGACCGCTACACCGCAATTGCTGGGCACTGTTTCGGGCACAGGGCCGGTGTCCATTGCTGACAACGGCACGCAAATTTTCTTTGCTTGCAATCCTGCGGGATACATCTATAACGAAACTACCGGCGCGTTTGGACAGATTCTTGATCCTGACTTTACCGGCGCGGTCACAGTTGCCTACTTGGATGGGTATTTTGTCTACAACGAGCCTGATAGTCAAAAAATTTGGGTGACCCAATTGTTGGACGGCACTTCAATTGACCCGTTGGACTTTGCCAGCGCCGAAGGTTCGCCTGATGGCGTAGTAGGCGTTATTTCCGACCACCGCGA